AGCTTGCTTGCTCACTTGAACAGCAGTCACGTCCTCGGCACGGCCCTGAATGATTGCTCCATTGCCTGCCTTAGCAAGCGTAGAGGGCTTCACAGTAGCGGCAGGGCTAACAAGGAACACCACCTTAGCAGCGGCGGCAGAACCCTCCACCATGGCTTGCATAAGCCCCTCAAGGGACCTCAGATCGCCAAGGTACTCTTCAATGCGTCCCCGTCCATAGTCTTCCCCATCAACCACATTAAAGCGGAGAGGAAGCCAGGGGGTTGTATTTTTTGGAGCCTTGCCAAAGGAATCAGGAAGAACCTTACCTTCGGCTTCTTGACGCCAACGCCATTGTCCATCCTTGAGCTTAGCCCAAGTATAAACAGCGACCTCATTCTCGCCAACAGTGACATCAACATTAGGAGCACTAGTATTATCAGCCACATCATTGACATTCCTGATTGCTTCTGTTTGAAACTCAGCAGGAAGGAATTGACGGTCAATTGATTCAACAGTAACGACCTCGGTGGGATTACCCTCTCCATCACGGACGACCACAAAACGGTCAAGAGGATAAAGTTTTACACCACTTGAACCCATGTATACCAGAGCATTTCCGGTTACAATCAAGTGCTTCATTGCCTGGTGGAGGATAACTCGATCCTGTGATTCGGCAATGTTTTGCATGACTACCCGTTCCATTTTGGAAAGGGAAAGATCAATCTCTGATTTAACAGCAGCACTTAATTCGGGGTCCAAGCTAAGCTTACCATCATTAATCTGAAGCTTGAAGAAAGTTGCGTTCACAGGGAACAAACTTAGCATCAGCTTAGATGCCATGACGTTAACGCCTTTAGCGCCCATGGATTGCCAAGGAGTGGGCAGCTTCTGTCCATTAACAACTCCAGTAGGAGTCAGGAGATAAGGAACAGAAAGAGCTGCACAATCCCTAGCAGTATCGAGAAAGATCGTTCTGTCGCTTGCCAGCTTTGCGTAACGACTTGCGGCAGATTGATTTTCCATTTGTTATTTACCAATATTAAGGTTAGTCATTGAACCAGTAGGCATACTGCCACCAGCTCCACCACCAGTGTTAAGGGGAATAGTAAGACCAGCCGGACCGCTAGTTGCCTGTTGAAGGGCAGCACGACGGGATTTGATTGGCTTAACCGTTGTAGGTTGATTACTCGTAACGGTAGCAGGAGGCGGCGGTGGCGGCTCAGGCGGGGGCGGAATTTTAGGAGCAAGACACATGATAATTAAAGCTTACGTTTGGATTTAAGAAAGCGAATAACTTCAATCACACCAGCCATACGTCCAGCTTCCCACGGTTTCATTTCGTGGTCTGGATAGTTGTCTGGATACATACGATCAAGTTCTTCGATAAGAGTGTTAAGATCAATCCTCCCACCAATAACACTGGTGAGGGGAAGGGTTTCGGTGTCGAAGTAGGCGTCAGCCATATTGTGGAAGGTCGTTGTTTGCTGCCTCAAAGAAGGCAGGCATACGTGCGCGTTGGGTATCCTTTAGGCCGGGGGCTTTACCTTTTTCGTAGAGGGAATCAGATTGAGCCAACCAGAAATCCTTATCAAGATACTTGCTTTCAGATTTACCAAGCCCATCTACTACCCATCCCACAGTCGCTCTGCGAAGTCGATTGAGGCTTGATGTGGACTTGAGGCCCAACTCGGAGCAGACCATCGAGTGGATGGCAACGTGACACTGCTCATCACGGCTAATGTCGGCTGCTGTGGTACGGATTCCGATGTCTCCATTGAATCGGAAGAGTGGGAGGATGACGAAGAAGACACTGCGTTCAAGGATAGCGGCTTTTAGGAGTGGATGTTCAGGGGCATCCAGCCACGCCTTAAGAATGTGCTTGGCTTCAGATTCAAACTTTTCATTTGAACCATGAGCAGCCACTACATAGTTAAGGGCTTGATCATGCCTTTCTTCATCCATTTGATTAGACATCAAGGCTTCCCTAACACCAGGAGTATTAGGAAGTTCCTTGTCGAGTCCCTGTTGTAGGAACTCTCGCACCGGCAATTCAAGATGACGGAGGCCAAGGGCACGATAAATCGCATCCTCAGCCCCATCAACGAGTTTCCCCTTTTGAACAGCAACCGGAGTCCATTTACGTTTACGAGAAATTACTTGATCATAGGGGGAAAGAGTTGCGTTCATTATTCTCCGCAGGGAATACAAATTTCGTTTTCTGGTTTAACAGTGGGACAGCCACAATCTTCCTCCTCAAATGAGAAGAGATCTTTAAAGTCATCATCAAGCGCAGCAAGGGCATCATCCTTTGCTTGAGTATCGGGCATAACCTGGAGCGCATAGTAAAGGGAAGTTTGAGAGGATGCCATCCATTCCCTTAGAAATTCACGATCATAAGTCACCACATCAGACCAGCTATTAAAGGAGTATCCATGAAATAGCATGGTGGATCGGAACAGAGTAACAATCCCATCAACCACCTTGCGGTAGTCATGCCACCCTACTTCCGATGCGATTTCGCAGTCAGGCGGGTACGCAAATGATTGAACTCCAAACGTCCCAGAATCGCGGTCAACGTGACGGCTAATAGGAGGAGCCAACTCTGGAGTGGTAGTGTAGCCCCGAAGATCAATGTTATTGTAACTACAAGAAGCGGTAGGAGCAATGGCAAAGGCCCTAGACATGCCCGCTTGACGTGCAATTTGAGCGGCAATTTCAATCGACTTGGCAAGCTCCGAGACGAGGATGTATGCCGGTGTATGCGTAGGCTGGTGTGAGTGGTAAGCATCAAGAGCTTCTCCAAATTCTTTGTAGGTTACTTTATTCTGACAAAGGAAATTAGCCAGCCCAAGCACACCAAGTCCTACTTGCTTATCAATCTCTGGAGATAGATATTCTCCTGTTTCTCCAACGCCAGTACGGGCATGAAGATTAACAAGAGAAGTCATTCCCTCTACGAAAGCAGGGGTGAGATCTTCAAACTTACAAGCACCCAAATTGACGTGCTGAAGAAGACAAGTCCCACGACTAGGAAGATAAACTTCAAGGCAGACATTTCCATAAATACGATTACCTTCCGCATCGTAGCGGATCTTGTTAAGCCAAATGTCACCCTTCTTAATACCATCAAGGGTGGCTTCAATCAGTTCAGGCGGCGCACTGGTAAGGAACCCAGGATCTACGTTGAGACAACGCTTCACCCAAGACAACTCAGTACGACTCGCCTTGATAAATTCAATGGCATCAGGATGGGTATAATCAAGGTGGCACACAACAGCACCATTCTTGTATACACCACCCCTACGCAGAGTCTCATTCAAGACGGAGTAGATCTTGGCGAATGACACAGGGCCTGACGCCATGAGTCCTCTTCCATTCTCGCTGCCTCGTTCACGGAGTTTAGACAGGTGTACAGCGACTCCAGCTCCGTTGCGGAGAGCGTGTGAGACGAACCTCCAAGAGGCTTCGATTCCTTCCGGCCCTTCCATGCTGTCCTCAACAACGAAGACGGTACAGGAGACGGGCAGGCGGGATTCAGGGTTGTCGATCCAGTTTTGAACACGTCCGGTACGGGCAATGGTGTTTGGGGTGTCTCCAAGGTCAGCGAAGGCAGTCATACGAGGTCGTCAAGAAATGGTGGTTGGTAGTTGGGCCCCTTGAGTATCTTACCATCTTCGCGGCGGAGGGGCTTCCCGTCTACGAACTTGCTCATGTTGGACTCAAACACACGCTTGAGGGCGATGTCCAGGTTCCAGTTGCGAGCAACAGCATATTGGTAACAAACAAAAACAAGATCAGCAAGTTCCTTTAGGGTGTGGATCTTGTCTTCATCAGTATCCTCATTGATGTGTGCTTCAAGAAGTTCATTAAATTCCTCTCGTATGAGAGTCATTTGCATCTCTTGAACCATCTCATCATTTGGATCAATGGATTGTTCAGCGGCAAGTCGGAAGACAAACGCCTGTTCAATTAGATGTTCAGGGGTTTCCATTGGTGGTTAGTGCTTTGATTTTGCGGTCAACATAGGCTTTAACTTTGAGCCAGTCGTCGAGTTCAGATTCCTGATCTTTGTGGCCAGCACGGCAGATATACTTAATGACATTGCCAGCCAGAAAATCCAGCTGCTGATCCACAATAAAATCCCAAACCTGGATACGTCCACGCTGATAATGTTGGGGGTCATACTTCGTCACGGAAGAATTCTCTGTAAGCAGGGTTGTTTCGGATTCCGTTAAGTTGGTGGTCCCGTAGAAATCGTCCCACTGGTCCCGGTCGTAAACATTGTTTGTCATACCAAAGTCGGATTCTAAATACTCCTTGATAGATACGTAGTCTGCTGTTGATAAATTGTTCACTTATCTTTAACTTAAGATAGTACGGAAGATTAGGTTCAAGGATATAGATGATGGCCAGCAGTAAGCCAATGTCTAATCCGATGTAGGTGGGGTCCATAGAATAGGTTCCTTCGTTGTTGAGTTGTACTCTCCAGGCCGAAGGATCCGTGCCAATCGAGCATTACGGATGGCGTCTTCCTCAGTCTGCCCCGCTTTAATGTAACTGGCCAAGATAGCCTCCCATGGATCCTTAGCATCATCAAGGATCTTCTTTGCTCCAACACCACCAATGCCGGGAACACCTTTGTACCCATCCACAGGATCTCCTGTAAGGCATTGGGTCCAGAACCAATAGTCAGCTTCCTCAGGAGTTACATCAAACTCCTTCTCGCCATTAAACAGGCGGCAGGAGATCTGTTTCATATCCTTGTCAGGAGAGACAAGAACGAACTCACGAGGATCAAGATGACACTCCAAACCAAGAGCATCATCAGCTTCAATGTTCTTGTAGCGAACTACCTTATAATGTTTAGAGCACCAGTCTAGGAGTCTCCGGTAGCCCACAGGTTTCCTTTTAGTGCGTTTTCCCTTGTAGTCGGGACATACAGTTTTACGGAAGTTGTTGGTGTCTGAGAAGTAGAGCGTGACCCAATCGGTGTCGAACCGTGATCGGAGGTTGTTGAGTTCCCCTTCAAAGATGTCGAGGACAACTCGGAAGTTACTAGCAATGGTGATGAGGTCATCCCCCCAATCAAGTTCAGTTTCAGCCGATTGACAAGCGCGGTAAGCATAGAAGTCAGCGTCAACACGTAATTGGAGATCAGTGGCAGTCCGCCCACGAGAGACCGCTTTTTGCTTCAGAGGCGAGGGGGACTTTGAGGTTGTAGTATTCGCCCGCTTGGACGATTGACCATTCAAGTTGGAATTTGAAGTCATTGATTAGTTCTGGTTTAACAGCGAGTTGAATTTCATCGTGGATCCATCCGAGCCATTGATAATCAATGCCCCACTGGTAACCAACTTCATTAATGATGTTGTAGGTAATGACGTTCCACCTCTTACAAACAATCGCCCCAGCACTTTGGAGGAGGTAGTTAAGAGCAGCATGTTTCTTTCCCTGGAGTAGGATGGGACGCCCATCAAGACCCTTGAGAACATCAGAGGCTGACTTCTTATTAACCATGTTGAGAAGATCTTCAAGTCCAGGAATTGCTTCAAGGAACTTAGCACGGATCTCCTTTCCCAGTGCTGCTGCCTTCTTGTCATCTAGGGACTTGTCCAGGGACACCCCGATCTTCTTATCAGAAGCACCATAGATAAAGGCATACGTCAGGGTTTTAACGTCCTTGCGTGAGCAGCCAACTCGATCAGCATTCTGTTGATGAATGTCCCCATTGACAACAACGTCAGCAAAAGACCCTCCATCGAAATAAGAAAGATAATGACCGAGCATACGAAGCTCCAAGCCAGAAGCATCCGCACCCACCTGAGCCATGCCTTGACCCGGTAGAAACAACTTACGGCAGCGCGGATCACTGCTCGTTTGTCCAAGATTGGGACGTGAGTGTGCATTACGACCTGTGTTAGTTGCGAGTTGACATACGTGGTGGATACGTCCCTCTTTAGTGACTACCTTGAGCCAGGCATTGGCACCATCAGAGAGCTGTCCAAGGGCTTTCTGTAGTTCAAGGATACGGGCAAAGATCAGGGACTCTTGTGTATCAATACCCATCAATACACCTTCATCAATCTTGGGGCGGCCACTGTCGGTAAACACCTCAGGTTGCCATCCCCTCCACGTCATGAAGGCCCAGCCGATGTGATCACGGCTTGTTGGATTGAACTCCTTAAGCTTTGTGAATGGAGCATCCTTGATGTAACCACGTGTTGCGTTGGGACGTTTGGGTGTCATCTGTCCCCCATCAACATACGGAAAGGTTTCCCGCATCTTGTCTGCTAGTTGATCCATCTCTGTTCGGAGAGTGGCTTCTAACTTTTGAGCAGCAACAACATCAAAGGGCCAGCCAGATACTTCTTGCTTAGCCATGATTGTGGCCAAGTCATGCTCCAGCCTTATGGAGTCCTCGTACCGGACAAGGCGATCCTTTTGCCCCATCAATTGAAACAGGGAATCACAAACGTGAACATCCTGCTCACAGTAGTCCTCCATTTCTTGGGACCAGTCAGCCCAGTCCGTGGTCTTTCCAAACTCGCCTTTGTAATCGCCAAGGCGGTAACCCCATGACTCCAGCGAGTGCCTGCCAAATAGCTTAGGTGGCATCCCTATGGGCTTCTTACGAAAGTCCCTAGAAAGAATGTCTGGGTAGAACATCCTGCTGAGGATCAAAGTGTCGAATAGGGAGGCTTTGGTTTGGAAGAACGGGTAGATTTGCTGTATAACTGGTATGTCAAAGCCAACAATATTATGGCCGATGAGAACATCAGCCTCTTGGAGAAGGGTAATACCATTGGTTACAGAATTAGAAGAACCTGTGTCGTTAAAGCGAAACACCTCTCCAGTGTCAATGTCTTTGGCGACAATACAGTGGATACAGTCAAGCCCCTGACGGGGCAGGCCGTTGGTTTCAATGTCGAA